GCATATGGTCTACACACTACTAGGTCCTGCTGTTCCTGTTTGCCGTAACTGTGATCCCAAAGTAGTATCATGGTGTATGTTATTTAAGGAGATGTGCTCACGCACATCTGAAACTTCGCTCTGCTCGTTTCATTTGTTTGCGTCTGCTGTACCAGATGAACAGTCACAATTCGGCTATTTCTAGCCGAACTGACCGAAACTCCGTGTACCGAGTATCACAGTCACCATGTGTCGCTATATTTGGTAATACCGGGCGGTTTGGCTGTACCCGTTCGCTCATTCTACAAACGCGAATTCACTGTGTCTTCACATGATAATCCACAGTGGATTTGAGGTTGGATCTGTTTCCCAGAGCCTCTTCCTTTTTGCCTTTTGCATCTACGGATTCACCTATCCTCTTCTCGAGTGCAATTCCGTGCTCACTTCCTGGATGCTATGTTTGCCTATAAGTTTGTTATGAAATTTTTGTTGGTGCCTATCAACTGTATATAACATCAAAAGAATCCACAGCCAATCTTTTTGACTTTAAATACCACAATGACTTGGCATTACCAAAATACTCCGATTACAGAATTACCAGAAGACTGCGTTGGATTCGTCTATCAGATCACCTGTACAGTGAATGGTAGGATGTACATTGGAAAGAAATTAGCCCGATTCAAGACCTTACGCTATAAAATGCACACGCAAAAAAACGGAAAAAAAGTACGCAAAAGAATTCGCGGCGCTGTACCGTCAGATTGGCAGGATTACTATGGCTCCAGTGATGCATTAAACCAAGACATTGAACAGTACGGTAAAGACAAGTTTCGCAGAGAGATACTTTATTATTGTAAGAGCAAAGCAGAATGCAATTATGTAGAAGCACGTGAGCAGTTTGCTAGACGAGTTTTAGAGTCTGATCAGTATTACAACGGTCATATCAGAGTGAGAGTTCACGGCAAAGGTATATTAAAATAATGTTTTGTACACAACCTTTTAATCATATAGATGTTATAGTTGAAAATAATATAGTTCAATTACAACCTTGTAATGTTTGGGCAAGTAAAAAATATTCCATAGAAGAATATAAAAGTAATATTAGAGATATTCAAAAAAAATTATTAAATGAATTTCATTTAGGTTGTTCTACGTGTCAAAAAGCAGAATTTAATGGGGCAAGATCTAGAAGGCAAGCCACTAACGAGTTTGCAACAGATAATAATCTTTCTACAAAAAAATTACAAAGTTTAGGAGTACGGTATGGTACTTTATGCAATAGTAAATGTATGATTTGTGATCATACTAGATCTTCTGCTTGGGTAACTGATTCAGAAAAGTTAGGATACAAAGTAGAAGAACAGTATAGATTTAAAAAAAATTTATTACCTGGAGTAGATATATTCTTTGGTAATTTTGATTTGTCAGATCTAAAATATGTTGAGTTTCATGGAGGTGAACCACTTATTCAAAGTTATCCTTATGATTTTTTAAAAAAAATTAAAAAACTTGATCAATTAGTTGTAAAGTTTAATACAAATCTTACAGTATTACCATCAAATGACTTATTACATTTATTAAAAAAATGTAAAAGAGTTGATTTTTTATTGAGTATTGACGACATAGAAGAAAGATATGAGATTTTAAGATATCCAGCCAATTGGCAAACATTATTACAAAATATTAAATGGTTAAAAACGCAAAATTTTAGATTAATGTCTTTCAACGTAATCTCTTCTTTAAATGTTTATTATATTTTAGACTTTTATAAATGGGCAGTTAAAAACTTTGCTAGTGAAGTACATTCTCAGTTTGCTGTTGATAAAAAAATATTAGATATAAGTTATTTGTCAAAAAATGCTAAAGAAAAAATTCTTAAAAAAATTGAAAATATGAACGGTAAAATATTTCAATCAATTAGAGAAAAACTACATATTAATAACAGTGATCATACAGAAGAAATGAGAAAATATATAACAAATTTGGATAAAATAAGAAATACAAACTATCCAGCAGTTTTTAAAGAATGGTGGGAAATATTAAACATAAAATAATTTGTACAGGTAATCCAGACGGACATCCGTACGAGCATGAAGATCAACACACAGTTGCGTACGGTGTAAAAAAACATTTACCAGCAACTAGGTTCGTGTATTTGTCAAATGGTAACGATTTACGTTTATGGGACGACGAAAGACGTAATAAGTTTGTACAATTAATAAAAGATTCAACTGTTTTTATAAATGCTTCAAAAGTTTGTCAATTTGGACAACTGCAACTTTTAAATTTAGCGTATGATACTGCAATCGCAAATAATATAAAAAACTACACAATAATTAATATTGGAAGTACAGCAGAGTTTGATTCTAATCGATATGAAATGTATTCTGTAGAAAAAAATGCTTTAAAAGAAAGAAGTAGACAACTTGCTCGAAAAGGTTTTAGATCTTGTCATATTACAATTGGTGGTTTGCAAAATACTTCTGGTATAGGAAAAACTATTAAACTTGTTTTAGAATCAGACCCTTTTATATCTCTAATAAAAATTGAAACATAAAAAAAGCCCGCATATTACTATGCAGGCTTTTTATGAATTCGAATTCAAAAAAATATTACTATGCCGCTTTCGCCGCGTTCTTAGATTCTTGAATTTCTTTTCTTCTGGCTTTGATTAGTTTACCTAATTCTGCTAGTGCTTTTCTTGCTCTAGTGCCAGATGCTTTAACACCTTTTTCAACAAACTTAGAATTTTCTTCTGAGTAAGTTTGAATAGTTGTCATTATTGATTCATGTGTTTGTGACATATTATTTGTCCTTTGTTGTGTTGTTAATTAACTTATTCGCTATTAAAGCACGTATAATGTGGTTTTGTCAAGAAATAATTAGATTCTAATTTCCACATCATTGGCATAATTGGTAAAACCATTTTCTTTGGTTACTTTTAATACAGAGTTTACTCTGGTGACTAATTCGTCTTTGTGAGATATTAGGAAAATGTTTTTGTTTTGAGTTCTACTCATATCTTTCAGCACTGCCATGGATGATTCCACACCTGATGTGTCCATACCAGCATCTATCAACTCATCTATAAACAACAAGTTGATCTGTTGATAAAGTCCTTCCCACACATCTCGGAATGCCCAACTCAATGATAGGATCAATCTGTTTCTTTCACCTCTGGATAGATTGTCAAAGTCTAGCTCTCTGCCCAACTCTTCTATCTGCACTGTGAGATCTGGTTGGAACACCACAGTGTGTGGCAGTTTAACTTTGCTCAAATACCAAGCCAGTCTTTGGTTTAGATAGGTCAAGTTCTGTTCAATGATTTTGGTTCTTAAGAATGAATCTTTGGCAGTTAATAATTTGTATAGGAACTCTTGATGTCTATACAGATCTTCCAATTCATTGGCACGAGTATAGTCTATTTTTTGTATAGCACTCTTGCTTAGTTCTTGTATCTGTTCTTCATACGGATTTTCTTTAGACTCTGTTTGTTTAAGTTGACGTTTAAGATCGTTTAGGGATTCTTTGTGATGATATGCTTCATCCAGTGTGTCATAATAGGTATCTGGCACAATACCTAGATCACCAATATCGTCAATACTTTGCTGTATCTGTTCTAGGTCTTTTTTCAATTTAACCACATAGTCTTTGGATTCTGTTAGTGTGGTTTTTAATTTGGTTACTAAATGCTCGTGTTTGTTATCTAGTAATGGTTGTTCACAGGTTGGGCACTTGGCATCTTTAGCAAACTCAAGATCTTTTTCCGCAGTCTGTGATTGTGATTCTGCTTTGGTTAATGAATCTTCGTGGTAGGCTCTTTCTTTCTGTAGACTGGCTAATGCTCTGCTGTTTTCTGTGTGTTGGGCTAACCGTTTGTGTGCATCCATTTCTTTTTTGATGTCTACTTTTTCTAATTCTGTAATAGCCTGTTTAAAATTGGCAATGTCTGTTTCTTTCTGTGTTTGCCAAGCACTGCTTCTTAATTTGATTGTCTTGATAGACTCTTCAATCTTTTCATTGCTGGCAACAGCAGAATCTAATCTGTATTTTTCACTGATGAGTTCATCTTTGTTACCACGCATCTGTTCTTTCAGCAGTTCTGCTTTTTCTGACAGTATGGTTATGCCCAACAATTGTTCTATGATTTCTCTCTGTTCACCCTGTTTGGTTGCAAGGAACGGCTGTGTATAAGTGTTTAGGGCTATGATGTTTTTAAACATAGCATGACTCATACCAATTAATTTGTCAATTTCGTGTTGAGTCTCTCTGTTTTCGCCCTGTGCTTCATTGCTCTGATCCTCTTGTTCTACATCGTTGATAAAAAATCTTAACACAGCAGGTTTTCTACCTCGCTCAATGGTGTACACAGTACCGTTCTTCTCAAATGTGATAGATACTAACAAATCTTTGTTGTTGGTTTTGTTAACCAGGTTGTCTTTACGAATCTGTGTGAGTGCTTCACCATACAGTGCATAACTGATTGCATTTATGATTGTGGTTTTACCTGTACCATTTCTAGCACCTGCATCGTCACCGCCCATATCAATATTTTCACCAATAACCAATACTAGATGTTTGCCTTCAAAATTTATCGCTTGGGTTTGATTGCCTACTGATAGGAAATTTTTAACTGTTAATGTTTTAATAGTGAGCATGGTTAATTGTGTACATCTAAATTACTGTAAATTGCCATTAATATTTTTTTATCATAGGTCTGTGAATCTACAGAATCTAACTGTTTGATCACGATCTGATCCACCGAATCAAACTTTTCAATAGTTGCTGTGGTTTGTTTGGCTTGATCCACCTGTTCTGGGATTAGTTGTAGTTCTCTCAAACCATATTTGTCTATGAATGTTTCTCTGATAAAGTTCGCTTCTTCATAGGAAATTTTGATATCCAGTGTAACTCTCACATACATTCTAGATTTCAACAAGCCATCTGGATCAGCCAACAATTCACTAATTTTATAATTTCTATATTTGGGTGCGTCTGGCCAATTGATATACTTAGGTTTACCACCATACTCTAGAATCATCATACCTCGTTCGTCATCTCCTGCGTCTGCGTAGTTGTGTGGAAATGCGTTGCCCATGTAATGGATATTTTTTCTTACCTGTCTTTTGTGGAAGTGTCCTGTGAACACGTATTCTTGATTCACAAAGTGTTCTGCTTTGATTCCACCCACATCTGGCATCTCAACCATGGCGTTCATTTGAAAAAATGGTAATTCAAAGTGTCCAAATATGTATCGTTGTTTCATGTGTGGAATACGTTGCCATTCATCCTGTACTATCCACGGGATAATCGCTACATCATCTGATTCAATCCATTCATTTACCACAGTGACATTTGGAATGTTTCTAATAAATTCCATTGAGTTGATTTCTCTCTTGTCTCTGTAGAATAGATCGTGATTACCCATGATCACATAAACTTTTTCAAATGCTCGACCCAATCTTTCCATATTGGAAACTGTGTAGTTCATTGTGCTGACATTGGTACTAGATCTGTGATGGTGCCAGTCGCCTAGGAAGATACAGGTTTCGCAACCGTGTGCTTTGGCCTGTTCTATAAACCAATACACAAATGCTTCACAATCGTCATTGTGGATTCTAGAATTACCTTTCATTCCAAAATGTATGTCTGTGAAACAGGCCGCTTTCTTAAAAAATGCCATTATTTTTTGACTTCCTTATATTTAAGCAGTGAGTAATCTGCCTTGCCAGTTTTTTTCATGTGTTTGTTGAACAGTGCCAGTGATTGTTTGGTAGCCACCCGAACCGGTGCCGCATCCTCTTTGATTTTTTTATTTTGCTGAGCAATGACTTCGCTCATCTGTCTAGTCATGGATGGCATCAAGTCATTCTGTTCCATGATGTCATCTCTGATGTTTTGATTTTTCTTTTCAACAATTAAAATTCTTGTAAAAGAGTTTGTGATTGCCGCAGTATAATATGCAAAAGGATTTTCAGATTTGGATTCGTCAAACTGTAGGCCAATCTGAGACAGTTGCATCAATGCTTGTGATCGCATTTCGTCGTTATAAGTATATCCTCTCCAGTTGCTCCTTGTGCCATATCTTTCACACAGTTTCATATACATCTTTGCCAGTTCGTTTGTGACTTTGCCGTGTGTGAGAGAAAAGTTTCCGTTGGCCATACCACCAATCCAATGTGATTTGCCCACACATTTTAAGTGTCCTTTTTGATCTAATCGATAGTGTTGGAACGGTGGAAAGTTTAATTTCACGTGTTCGTCTGCCACTGTTTTAGGATTATTCTTTCTTTTTAAATCTTCTGGGATATGCTCAAATGTCATCACTCGGAACACAAGATCAGTCTTGTCTACCTTTCGAGGAGACACTTCAAAATCACTCATTTTTAATTTGTTTTTTCTACCACCCGCGGCTTTGGCAGATTCCCAGGCTTCCTGTGTTAATCTTTTGGCACGTAATTTTCTTGCCTGGGCAATAGTAGTGCTGTTAATCTTTTTTATGTCTTTTACAATGATATCATATTCACTGTCTTCTGGTGACACATATGAGCAGTAGGTGTTTTTGCTCAGATGTATCTGACGCAACAGATCACGGTTATTCAAGTAGTTTACTCTTTTCATAGTTCTCTTTCTTTTAAAAGTTTAGAATGACCACAAACAGGTCTGTTGAAATGTGTTGAAAAACGTGCCTTACAGTGTATTAAATGCGCCTATTATTTTGCCTATAAATATAGTTAGATTATACATTATTTTTTATGGCAACGCAACCTTTTAAACCAGAATCTCAAACGCTTGGACAAGCAGTAAAGAAAACTGCCACCAATGTGTTTAATCGTACATTAGGTAGGCTGTTTAATGCAGGCCTAAACAAGGGTGCTGAAAAAGGTATTTTGAGTGACGATAGAAGCACCACACGTTGGATGAAAAGATCTGGATCAACAGATTGGCGAGTAAAACTAACCATACCAGCCAACAGCAGTTTAAGATCTATGTTCTTTTCTGAAAACACCACAAGTAATAGAATTTTAAAACCTTTAGATGATACTGGAGGCATTGTGTTTCCATTAACGCCCACAGTGTTAATTCAGCATCAGGCCAATTACCAACAGTTAGCAACCACTCACTCTAACTATCCATATTATGCTTATCAGAACTCTGAACCGTCATTTTTAAGTATCATAGGAGATTTTCCAGTTCAAAATCAATCAGATGCGGCTCATTGGGTTGCTACAATTCATTTCCTTAGATCAGTTACCAAAATGTTCTTTGGTGGAGAAGATGCCACTCGAGGAAATCCGCCACCAATTTTAAAACTAAATGGCTATGGCAATCATGTGTTTAAAAACGTACCTGTAATCGTAACCAATTTTACCTGTGATCTAAGAGCAGATGTAGACTATATTTCTACGACTCAAACTCAAAGAGCAATCGAAACTACCTATGGTGTAAGAAGTTTCGGTGGTGCTTTTGGAGAAATACCTGAAACTTGGGCACCAACTATGAGTACAATCAATGTTCAGGTACAACCAGTATACTCCAGAGACACTGTGAAAAGATTTTCTATGAAAAAATTTATCAGTGGAGAATTACACAACAGTGGTGCTAGTGGTAACTCAGAAGGAATAGGATTCATTTAATGGCCAAGTATTCAAACACATCTCCATATTTTTCTACTGCTCAAAACAATATCAGTTTAGATTTTTTCACTCCACGAACAATTACAGCAGAAGATGACGACGTATCTTATACCATTGATAGAATCTACGCTTATCGGCCAGACCTATTGGCATATGACTTGTATGGCTCACCGAGACTGTGGTGGGTGTTTGCTCAGAGAAACCCCAATCAAATAGAAGATCCAATCTACGATTTTGCTCCTGGAGTCACCATTCAATTGCCAAAATTTAGCAATCTGAAAACTGATCTAGGAATATAAAATGGTAGATTTTACAAGCCCTACAATCAAGCAAACTGTTTTTAAAACTTTGACAGATAGACAGAATCCAGACAGAGTGGGAGTGTCTGGCTCAATGGTTGAATCAAATGTGCTACACAAATACGCCAGTTACAATTATGTATTAACTCTGAGTTCATTGACACGTGCTCAAATGGATAATCCAGATAAAATTCCATCAGATCCACCTTATAATATTATTGCACGTACTGGAGGCATAGGTGACCCTAACACAACTAGAGCTAGAGAAGACAATGAGGGAGATGCCACAGTAATGGAAAAAGTTTTTAATAACTCATCCACACAATTTAATGAACAAGATATTATAGGAGAAGCACAAAAAGTTTTATCAATGGGTAGAGATATATATTTTAATTCTTGCACAATGTCCAGTTTTCCACGACCCAATGAATTTAGGAAATTAATGAATTACACAAAAATTGAAATGTCCCTAGAAGAACCTAACGGTATTACATTTTGGGAAAAATGCAGAGCCGCCGCTTTTAACAGTGGCTACCTCAACCATACCACAGCACCTTTTTTACTCACTATTGAATTTAAAGGTTTTGATTCCAACGGTAATCCATCTTCCGATGTGGTACCTAAGAGAGTGTATCCAATTAGATTGAGCCGTTCATCTTTGAAGATGAATGCAGGTGGTACTTCTTACACTGTGGATGCTTTTCCGTGGACTGAGTTTGGTGCTGTTAATGCTTTTTTATTCACACGTGGCAAAGGAGACATAGGCGGAGCGGCAGGCGGTTTAAAAACTGTTTTAAAAAATTTTGCTGATGAACTTAATAAAGACATCGAAGACAATGAAAAAGGTGGCGGATTACGAGAACTTGCAGATCAGTATGAAATCACAGCAGATGACACAATTGGAAAAATTGAAAGTGACAAAGACAATCAGTTTCCAGTAGATGGACCATTACTTAATACATATTTGTTTAGAAAAATATCTTATCAAAAAAACACTTCAATTGCTAAAATTTTAGAAGACCTTGTGAGACAGTATAAAAAATATAATGACATAGAAGATATTATTAAAAAGAGAGTAGAAAAATTTGCCGACAATAAAGGAAAAATATCAGAAAACGATCAGTACGTGGATTGGTTTAAAATTGTTACCACAGTCAAAGAGGAAAAAGAATTTGATAGAATATTAAAAACTCACAGAAGAACTATTAAGTTTCATGTTAAAGAATTTAAATTGCATATGCTAAACTTTATCAAAGCAGGAATGGGTATCAGTGTGGATTATGAAAATGCAGTAAGAAAAGTTTTTAATTACATCTATACTGGAGAAAATTTAGATATTTTAGATTTAAATGTTGAGTACAATGCTGGTTACTATCAATCAATTCTTAGAAAACAAAACCCAAATTTTTTCAAAGATGTAGGCAAAAAAGTTTGGAGATGGACAAAATCTTTGTTTGGAACAAAAACCTATGAAGCAGACGAGTTATTACCTCTGTCACAGTATATTACTACATTGACTACAGAATCAACAAACGTACAACCAGATAATGATACAAACTATGTGCAACAGTTGGCAGATGCTCAGTATGATTATCTAGTAAATCCTCAAGGTGACATGGTTACAGTAGAAATGAAAATTATGGGAGATCCTGCTTTTCTAGGTCATGATTATGCTATACCGATGAAAGTGGGCAACAATTCAATTGTGGTAAGAGCCGCTAGTATAGGAAGAAATTTATGGGATTCTCAACTAGGCGCATATAATTTTGACAATGGTGAGGTTGTGGTTAAATTAAATTTTAGATTTCCAGGTGACTTTGATGAAAATGAAGGGTTGTACAAATTCAATACCGAAGCCACTCCGCAGTTTTCTGGCTTATATAGAGTAATTAGGGTTGAGAATATGTTTGAAAATGGGCAGTTCACGCAAAGGTTAACTATGGCAAGATGTAACAATCAAAGAAAAGTTTCTGGTAGATTGGCTAAAGCAGGTGTAGAAACAGATGGAGATACAACAAAAAGTTTTACAGATTACAAATCTGGTACCGCTGGAGATATAGCAGGGGAAGCCTCAATTCCACAATAAGGAAAAATAGAATATGGCACTAACACAAGGTTACGGTTCAACTAAAAAAGTAGAAAACGATACTTCGTATACAAGTATTCCATCCGGATTGTATGTGGGTATTGTAAAAGAAAACCGAGATCCCACTCGAATGGGCAGACTGGGAGTAGTGATCCCGTCACTTGATGGCGCAGAAAATGTTAATAAAGGAAAACTTATTCTGTGTGACTATCTTGCACCTTTCTATGGAGCCAAAAGTCCCAATGCAGTAAACACTACTAATGTGACTGAGTATGGAGATTCTCAGCACTCTTATGGTATGTGGATGGTACCACCCGATATTGATACCAAAGTGTTGGTTTGTTTTGCAGAAGGTAAAGAAACACAGGCCTATTGGATAGGTTGTATTCAAGAACCATATGTCAATCATATGATACCAGGTATTGCCAGTACAGAAAATACATTTACACCTCTACAAGACACTGGCGGATACGATGAAGCCGGTGTACTTCCTCGTAATAAAAAAACAACTATAAAAGAGGAACTATACGGCACAAATAACCTACCTGCGGGAGAAATCAACCGAGGTATTTTTACAAAAGAAGCAGTTGGTGGTGTTGACAAAATTAAAAAACCAATACATCCATTTGCAAAAACTCTACGTGATCAAGGACTTGTACAAGATTATATCAGAGGTCATACCACATCGTCTGCTAGAAGAGAATCACCTAGTAATGTATTTGGTATCAGCACACCAGGACCGATTGATCAGCGATCATCTAAAACCGACAAACTAGGACCAACCGATGATAGAAGAAATGTAAAAACTACCCGTAAACCTGGACACACCTTTGTGATGGATGACGGTGATGAACAAGGTCAAAATCAATTAATTAGATTGAGAACCAGTTCGGGTCATCAGTTATTGATGCACGACACAGCAGGTGTGATGTATCTAGCCAATGCAGACGGCACTGTGTGGATGGAATTCTCCAATAACGGTATGGTAGATGTGTATGCTCAAACAGGTTATAATTTAAGATCTGGTGCAGATATTAACTTCCATGCAGAAGGCAACATCAATATGTACGCCAACAAAAATATAAAAATCAAAGCCAATGAATCCACAGGTGGAGTCAGTTTAGATGGTGCTAATCTTTATCACTATGCTTCAGAAAATGTTAGAATAGAAGGCAATTACATCAGTACCAAAGCCAAAACCATTGTGGCAGATGCCTCAGACAGAAATATTCAACAGGGTATGACTCGTGTGGATCTAATTGGTGGTCAAGTTCACTTCAACAGTTTTCCTGTGATACCAGACATGGTAACACCTTTACAGAGAACCACATACACTCAACCGTACGGTACAGGCACAGCACTGACCACCTATCCAGATGTGGGTCTTCAACCACTGGGCACAGTATTAAAAATAGACCGAGCTCTGCCAGGCCTGTCAGGTATGCGAGTACCTACTCACGAACCATTCTGGGGACACCAAGATGTAGTACCTTCTTTTGGATCTGTGGGTGGCACTGATACTACCATTGGCACAGCAGGTTATATTGAAGACGCAAATAGAAATTCAGATCTAATGTCTATCAGATGGGCTCAGTACAAAGCAGACATCACAAATGAATTGATAAAAAATCCAACCAAATCTTTAGATTCTGTTACATCAGTTTTTAATGCTGGTTATTCTAAGTTGTATGGTACTGCCACAAACTTTTTAAATGACAAACTCACAGGCTATATCAAACTGGGAGATGGTGCATTTGAAACCTACAATCAAATCACGTCAGGCATCGATAAATTAAAATCAACCAGTGCAACAAATGTTTTAGTCAACGAAGCCGGCATACTCTACACCAAAGGAGTCAATCAAGTGATCAAGACTACTGGACTAGATAAAGTAACCGGTAGACTCAGTAATGCTAACACCGTTATTAATTCCATAGGTTCTTTATTATCAACCAAAACCACAGAAGGTGGCATCAGTGTGCCAGGTGTGGGCGACATAGAAGGCATCATACCAGGCGTGGGCAAGGTCAACAGTGTGTACAATAATATTTCTAAAATAACAGAAACCTATAAAAATGTGGTAGGCGGTAAAATTACCTCAGTCACACAGGTTTCATCAGCGATAAGTAACTTTGGTAACAATGTTGCCAGCAAGATTGGCACAGTGGCTACAAGTATAGGAAAATTATTTAAATTTTAAAAATGGCAAGCGATTATATTCCAGGAGTATCAGTTTTCAAAGGATTCAGTTCCAGAGCAGATCAATCCAACTTTAAGATGTATGATTTTGCACTGATCAAACAGGATCTAATTAATAGACTATCTGTGAGAAAAGGTGAACGAGTTGAAAATCCAGAATTTGGCACTATTATCTATGATGTGCTGTTTGAACCCCTTACCGAATCAGTAAAACAAGCAGTGGCAGATGATATCACTGCTAATCTTAATGCAGATCCTCGTCTACAAACAGAAGATATTGTGGTTAGTGAGTTTGAACATGGCATTGCTGTACAGGCCACCATCCGTTATGTGCCTTATAATGTGGTAGAAAAACTCACATTTTCATTCGACGAAAATAGCACTCTGCGTCTATCTTAATATACGCACTTAATTAAATCCATAAATACCCGTATAAATTTGTATGGCCACAACAGATAGACAAAACCGATTACTCGTTGCCGAAGATTGGCGAAAAATCTACACCGCTTTCCAACAGGCAGATTTCAAATCTTACGATTTTGAGACCATCAGACGAACCATGGTGACTTATCTAAGAGAGAATTATCCAGACGATTTTAATGATTATATTGAATCTTCAGAGTATGTAGCACTATTAGATTTGATTGCCTACATAGCACAGTCACTTTCTTTCAGAGTGGATCTAAATGCTCGAGAAAATTTCCTAGAAACTGCGGAAAGAAGAAATTCAGTACTTAGATTAGCCAGACTGATCAATTACAATGCCAAAAGAAATACACCCGCAACAGGATTATTAAAGTTTACATCTGTAGCCACTACAGAAAATGTTACAGATTCATCTGGTACTGACCTTGCCAATGTG